AAGATAATCATTACCATACCGATTCAATCTAAGGTTGTAAATATCATAATATCCCATGGTCTCCACCTTTAGATAACAAATTCATACAATCAAAGATTGTTTTCCTGAAGTACTCGTAGTTCAAATAACGAAGTGAGTTAATTTTATGACAGAGGGTAAGGTAGTTTATGGTTTGCTGGTCTTCGGGAATCCCATTTAACTCAATGATAATAGCATTAAGATAAGATTCCCATTCGCCACCTTTTTCATACTCACACAATAAACCAAAAAGTTTATTTTTTAGTTTATTTCTATATCCCTCTTTGGTCTCAGCCGCAGCCATCAACCTTGTCCTGCTAAGCGTGTATAATCAAAAGGCTTTTTATTAACAGAACGATAATACGCTGCCTCAAGAGCCTTCGCGCGCGTCTGTTCTGCGGTAAGCATCTTATTGAATTTATCAATTAAGTTTGCCTGTGAGAAATCGCGCTCTGAATATAACGGCTTAACATTCTCCCAACTAAGAATATTTCTATTTAGCCACTCACATTTCATGTAAGTGGCCAAAATCTGTACTTCGTCATTTGTGAGGTCTTCATTAAAGCCTTCGGCGGTATGGTCTAAGGAAACTCTTGGAAACTTAAAGCGTGCAATAGCAATTTCAAGCAAGGAATAGAAATCCTGCTTTATATCTTCTTCATCCCAATTTTCCCATTCATCATCTAAGATTTTACTTAGAAAAGCACCATATACTGTGTCGAAGGGAGTCATCTTATGCCTCCTTGTTTGCCTGAGCTAACTGAATACCTTTAATAATATTTTTACCACAAGCCTTCTCAACAACTTCACTCTTTCTAAAATCAGCAATTTCATTTGCGATTGCATAGTCTGCAAGGTCAATGATTTGTTCGCGAGAAAGCTTCTTAATTTCCTCTTTAAATTTATCAAGAGAGTACATTGTCAAGTACTTCTTCTTGTCTGTATCTGAAAGAACAATAACATTTACCGGCTCGGTCGCATCTTCCGGTTCAATACCATACTTTTTCTTAATCTCCATATCTTCAATATAGAGGGCGCCTGCATCAATCATACGCTTAAAGCCTGAAGTGTAGAGCAACTGCTCAAGAACTTCTTCTTCAATAACGCGCGTACTGCCCTTTGCGGGCCATGACATACGGAAAGGGATAGAAGGCTGAAATACGCTTACTTCCCCAATAACTGTACTTGTAATTTTAACTTTTGCCATAATAAAAATCTCCTTTAATCTCCAAAATTAAAAATATGGGGAGAGGAATTCCCCTCTCCCCACAGGTTCAAAACTTATCAAATATTCTCGTAAGGATTGTAATAAGTCTGGTCAATACCGTAGTTCTTGTAGATACCCCAGTTGTAGTAAGTAAGAATGGCAGTACCAATCTTCTTCTCAGCATAGATTTCCATAGAACCATCACGGTTCTCGTAATCTCTAATGATTGTAGGTCCTTCAAGAACAACCTTAACAACCTTCTCGTTACCGCCCGGAAGAACGTAAGCGAGCTGAGGGTCTACCCAAGTCTTCTCGTTGTTCTCATCTACGAAAGATGAAGGAATCTGAACGATAGGAGCGCCACGGAAGATATTGATGTATCCAGTTCTGTGGATAGCTTCGATATCATCAGGTGAGTAAACACCCTGAATAGCGTTTGCACTAGCGCCAGAACCATAAGAAGAAATCGGAACGATAGCGTCTGCACCCATAGCAGCAACGAACTCGCCAGGAGCAAAGATAATAGGATTACCGTAAGAACGAACAACGTTCATAAGAGCAACCATCTTATCAGCCTCGAATCCATCAGTAGACTTACGGTTAGCAGGAGGTACGTTGTTTACATCGAAAGCAGCACGGAGTGCCTGAGTAACCTTTACGTAAACTGCGTCCTGAAGTGATGTATTGATAACATCCATAATATCAGCGAGAGACTCAGCGCCATCCATAAGACGAGCGAGGTCAATAGTACCACCGATAGCTACGTTCTGTCCACCGAGTTCAAAAGTTGTTGAATCAAGACGGAATGTCTCATAAACACCATTGATACCAGCGAGTGTAAGGAACTTCTTAGCACGCATCTTACCTGTCTTCTGCTTGAAGATAGCCTTCTGTCCAAGACCTACAACCTGTACTTCTGCGAAAGGAGAAAGTGCAGCGATAGTATTCTTAGGCATAACCTTATCGATTGTTTCAACAAGGATTTCATAAATGTCATAACGGTTCTTCATGAACTGAGTATAAGTAGATGCCAATTCCTTAAGACCGTCAACGAAAGCAGCGTTAACATCATAGTCAGCAGCGCTCTCACCCTGCGCAACGAAGTTTGCAGGTACTGTGCCCTTAGCAGCATGAAGGGCTAACTGTTTTAATTCTTCATGAGTCATAATAGCTTAACCCTCCTTAATTATTCAGCGAGCACTTGGAACTTAACACCAAGTGTGCCGTTAGGCATTGTTGTCTTCTCGATTACACGGAGCTTAGGTCCTACTGTAGGTGCAGATGCAGAAACAAGGATAGCTCCCTTAGCGCTAATACCACCATAAAGAGTAGTAGATGCGCAAGTTCCAAGTGCGCTAATGAAAGCGGACTCTGTAGCCCAAGAACTGTCTACAGCGCTATCATAGCCAATGCAGTTAGTTGTGAACTTATCACCAACAGCGAGATAACCCAAACGAGGGAGGAAGTCATCCTTACCATTGAGGTAGAAATCCTTGAGTCCAGGAGTTCTCTCATCATAAATGTGCTCAGCACTGTAGTTGAGAGCAACTGGAAGGGAACCATCAACAGCATACTTGACTTCACGCTTAGCGCCGTCTACAGCTAAAAGCATACCATTCTCAAGCTTATCAACTGAGAAATCTGTTGCATTAGGCTTAGCCTGAGCCTCAATGCGACCATCGCGACGGAATGCCACATTGTTAAGTTCAATCTGGCCATAACCATCAATAGTCAATCTTTTGAAAGCCATTGTATTAATCCTCCATTACTTAATTTTGTAACGATTTAAAATTGCTTCAACGCCTGTAAGTGAGGCGTCGTCTTTTGGAAGTTGTACCGCAGGCGGTACTTGTGTAAATACAGATGCGCCACTCTTCTTCAACTCATAAGCAAGGTGCATATCGAGGTCTTCTACTGTATAGTCGTCAAACTTCGCTCTATAAGTATCCAATACTGTCTCAGGAAGCTTGTCGCTGTACTCAGAAACTACAGCCTCTTTTGACTGGTTCTCAATGTCCTTCTTAAAAGTTTTCAAAGAATCAAGCTCTTCTGTAAGAGATGCGTTGAGCGCACTAGCGTTATCGTATTCAGTCTGAACTTCAGCGATTTTAGCCTGAGCGGTCTCCGCTTCTGTATTTAAAGTAGCGATTGTAGCATTTAACTCTTCAATTTTGGTGCTAAATTCTGCACAATCACTTGCATTTTTCTCGGCGTTAGTTAAGTTCTCACTTACTGATGCGTAAGTATCGCCATTAAGGACTTTCAAAGTATCAAGAGTAGTCTTCTCTTCTTCAGTTACATCAACGATGTAAACCTTTACTTTTTCACCGAGAGAGACACTATCTGTCTCATCGTCCTTTGTGTAATAAACTCTTTCATAGCAGCCTTCTTCATAGTTGTAAGCGAGCGCATAATCATCATATACATCGCATACAGAATAAGAAATTGTCCAGTTACCCTCTTCTGTATACTCAGGATTGAGTAATGACATGAGCGCACTGTGCTTCTGGCTGTCGGAAAGCTTAAAATTCAATTCCATTTCCGAGTTTCCTCCTATATTACTATATTCTTTAATCTTTTGAATAGTATCTTCAATAGATTTTTGTAATGTAAAGAATGAGGCGCCCTCAAAACAAGGCTCTACGGTATCTCCTAAAACCTGGAGTCCCAAGAATCTACCATGGTCGAAAACTACATATTTCTGACCCTGCATAATAGCCATATGGTATGAAAGTGATGGTTCGTACAATTCCATTGACTGGGGCTTAGTTACGATGTCACTTGCTTCAGGATAGAGCGCCGTAAACAACAAAACATCTGTGCAAGCGTAAGTACGTTCTACGCCATCTTTATCCAAATGCTGTTCCCAAGCAAAATTATTTACTTCAGGAACAATACCATAAATTCGTCCTTCAGAACGGAAAGTTCCGTGGTCGGTAAAGTCTTCTCCATCATGGATGCCCTTAACAGGGATATACTTAAAGGTTGAGATTAACTCATCCGCAAACTCGTCAGTAATATAAGTACCATTTCGGTTTGCACCTTTATAGAAAACTCTACATCTGGCTTTGGAGAAAATATCATTGTACTTCTCTACATTACCATAAATACTAACTGGAAACTCTATTTGACTTTTCTTCATGCAGAGCCTCCCTGACCCTGACGGTCAATAGCGTCTTCGTTTTTAATTGTTTTTTCCGACTTTTTCTCTAATGGTTTCTCTGGCGCGCCCACTTCACCATTTGATTCCGTATAAGAGGTTTGAAGCGGAATAAATTTGTCCCTAAGACCAAGCAAGTCGTTCTCCAAGTCCTTAATGCTAACAATCTCTCGTTGGCTAAGACCGGCCGCAACAGCGGGAACTAAGTAACTATAACCACTCTGCGCGAGTTTTAATGAATCTGCAATAAAATCGCTCTTATTATATAAGCTAAGTGGGAAGATAGTGTATCTAAAACTTATATTAGAATTACTAAATAAAGAATTGATAACTCGAGTTACAAAGCGCGCATATTTCATGGCTAATATCATCATAAGTGAAATATCATTTATAATGGAAAGCATGATTGCTTGTACACCCAATGGCGCGAAGATTTGTGAACTGACTCCTGCATCAGCATAAACATTCTGCAACATCTTTTCCAATGAAGAGGCTTCATTATCCGCAGTAGTCTTAGAAACTATGGAATCGACATCTGCGTAAGTTGTAAGGACTGAAACATTTTTGTTGCCCTTCATCATTCCTACTGTACCTTCGTGAATTACTGCTGCTTCATCAGGTTCGAACAGGAGTGTGCCATCTTGTAAGTGTGGAATCTTTTGGACTATGATTTTCTTGATTTCTTCAAGTTCAGCGTCTTCTTGTCTATCGATTGCCTCATCATACCTTATTGTCGCAGGAATAACATCAAGGAAAAGCGGTGATTCTCCATGTAATGTAAAACATACACCAACTTCCGTAGGAAGTTTCAACCAAGAAGTAACAACCGTTTTCTTTCCCTTTTTATTGCCCCTATACAACTTATAGTAATCAGAAACAATTTTAGGATAGGCGCTTAAAGTTTCCTTTCGTACATCAATATCGGTAATAGTGTCAAAATATGCAACGTTAAACTCAACAACATCATCACCATTTACGTCTACATAGCATGAGCGACAATAAGCAGTAGGCAAGTCAAAAATAACGAAGTTGTCTTTTGTTTGAGTTTGAACGATTCCATAATAGGCACCATCCAATAATACACGAATGGACATTCTAGTCATTATTTCTGCGAGATTCATTTTATCAACGTACTCTAATGCACCATAGTATCTCTTGGCAATATGCGGTGTGGAGAGCTGTTTACCAAAGGTCGGATTAGGAATTAGTAAACCCGTATAAGTCAAAAGAGTAGCATAGTACAGAATGATACGTTTATAAAGGCCATCTCTGTAGAAATAAGTTCTGGAAAGTTTTCGCTGTTCAGCCAAAGATGAGGAGTTAATAATATTATTAACTTCCTCTAATGTATACTCTCTGTGCCGAATTGTAAGGTCGATACCGTAACGACTTGTCCAAGCGGTTGACGCTTTCGCAATCATTTGCTCGTGAGCGTTACGAAATGTATCCAAAGTAAAATTGTGTTCGATTTGAGCCATTTATTTACGCTCCCTCAGTATAGAATGTTAACTGTCTTTTACCTAAAAGGCCACGTCTCTTGCGCTTTTGATAATTTTCTTCTTCGAGTTCCTTAATTCTCCATAAACCATAGGCTAATGCAGAATATTTATCTTTAGGGAAACGAGAGTTAATTTGCTCAAGTACAATGTCGAGACCTGTTCGTTTAAGACGAAGGTTAGCCATTTCTTCAAACAATTTTGTTGTAAGTTCATGAGGCATCAAACGCTTTACACGCTTTTCATAAGGCATCTTTGCACCAGCTTTTGTTGCAAGTAATGCTGAACGCGCCTCTTGTTCTGTTATCAAAAACTTTACCAGACCGCCATTCAAACGGGCAAAAACATTAGAGTGAATCTTTGTGTTTAATGGACCGTTAGCCTTCATTGAATAAAGGATACAAGCGGCATCTTTTGGTTGGATTTTCTTATAATCATCATTATTGAAAAATCCATAAGCAGGATAGGTATTACCAATTTCATCTGTTTGAGGTTTAATCATTTCATCGGCTAAACCGATACCAAGACCGTTACAGTCGATTACGACCTCGCGCGGACGGAAGTCTTCAATTAACTTCTTCAAATCGATTGCCTGTTGAGAGAAAGTTTTTGTTTCTGCTTGG